TATACTGGTGCCCCTAATCGTATTGATCGTTACTTACAATATGATACCATGGACATGGACAGCGAAGTAAATGCTGCCTTGGATATTCTCAGCGAATTCTGTAGTCAGAAAAATAAAGAGAATCAAACACCTTTTCATTTTTATTATAAACAAAAGGCCACTAACAGTGAAATTCAAATTTTACGAGAGTACTTACAACAATGGAGTAAGATACAAAAATTTGACACACGTATTTTTAGAATTGTGCGTAATGTATTCAAATACGGAGATGCTTTTTTTATCAGAGACCCAGAAGATAAAAAATGGTTTCATGTTGATCCAGGTAAGATTACCAAGGTTATTGTCAACGAAAGCGAAGGCAAGAAGCCAGAGCAATATGTTATTAGAGATTTGAATCCTAATTTTCAAGATCTCACAGTAACAACTATTAATCCTAACACTACTAATTCAAACAATCGAGGCACTGCTTATGTTGCCGGCGGAGCTGCCGCTAGAGGACAAGCCAGTGCTTATCCTATCAGTCCAGGTACACGTTTTCAAAACAACGAAAACGAACTAGCAGTTGACGCAAAGCACGTAGTTCACATCAGTTTAAGCGAAGGATTAGATAACAATTATCCTTTTGGTAACAGTTTATTAGAAACAGTGTTCAAGGTATTCAAGCAGAAAGAACTGCTAGAAGATGCTATTATTATCTATCGTATCCAACGTGCTCCTGAGCGTAGAATTTTTTATATTGATGTAGGTAATATGCCCAGTCACTTGGCCATGAGCTTTGTAGAGAGGGTAAAAAATGAAATACATCAAAGAAGAATTCCTTCTGCTGTTGGCGGCACTACTAATGTTATTGACTCAGCCTATAATCCTTTATCAATTAACGAAGACTATTTCTTCCCACAAACAGCAGAAGGTAGAGGTTCAAAAGTAGAAACACTGCCAGGCGGAACAAACCTAGGTGAAATTGATGACTTAAAGTATTTCACAAACAAGTTATTCCGCGGCCTAAGAATTCCAAGTAGCTATTTGCCTACCGGAGCAGACGACAGTCAAAGCCAATATAACGATGGCAGAGTGGGTACTGCTTATATTCAAGAATTAAGATTTAACAACTACTGTATTAGGTTACAAAATCTAATGACAGAAATATTTGATACAGAATTTAAATTGTATCTAAAAGAGCGTGGCGTTAATATAGATACTAGTTTATTTGATTTAAAATTTGAACCGCCACAAAATTTCGCAGCCACAAGACAGAGTGAACTAGATACTGCTCGTGCGCCAACTTATCAGACTATGAGTCAGGTGCCGACGATCAGTAAACGTTTTGCTCTTAAACGATTCCTAGGACTAACAGACGAAGAAATCGCTGAAAACGAACGTCTATGGGCAGAAGAGAACGGCAAAGCCAAGCCAACACCAACAGATAGTGTAGCAGAACTTCGAGGTGCTGGTGTAAGTCAAGCAGGTATTAGTGCTGACATGACAGCTAATGCTGACGCTGCTGCTCCACCTGACATGGCCGCAGGTGGAATGCCTCCTGCTCCAGCTGCTCCAGCCGCTCCTGCTCCTGCCGCTCCCGCATAAATATTATTATGATACTACGCGAGTTATTTTACGTTGATAAAGATTTACGTGCCATAGCCAATGACATGCGCTACCAGCCGCAACACGATTCTACAACTATAGAAAGAAGTGATACACGTAAAACAAGACTAACATTAAGTCAAATAAATGAACTACGTAAGGCCAGTGAAGCACATATTCTTGAACAAGAAAAAGAATTAGAATTCATTGAAGCCATGTATAAAACACCTCCACAGCCTGCGGCATAATTACCATTAAAAGGAAATTTTAATGCGTAGTTTTGTATTAGGAAATGGCCGCAGCCGCCTTAATATTAACCCACACGAACTAAGAAAATACGGCAAAGTGTATGGCTGTAATGCTCTGTACAGAGAGTTTGAACCTGACTATCTGATTGCTGTTGATCCAAAAATGATAGTGGAAATAGAAAAAAGTGGCTATCACAAGACGCACGAAGTGTGGACTAATCCTAACGCAAAGTACAGAAATTTTAGCGGATTTAGATACTTTAGTCCTAGTCTAGGATGGAGTTCTGGACCTACAGCACTAGACTTTGCCTGTAAACATCGACCGAGTGAAATTTATATATTCGGATTTGATTATACTGGAGCTCAGGGCTTATTGAACAATGTGTATGCTGACACTGCTAACTATAGAAGAAGCACAGATCCTGCAACATATCACGGTAATTGGGAAAAACAAACAGAGCAAGTTATAAAACAAAACAAGTCTATAAAATTTTATAGAGTTGTTGACTCTAAGTATTATAATTTAGAATGGCCCTATGCTAACTTTAGACACATGACTTATGAGGAATTAGGTAGACTAATGCCTACCTGGAATCTAAAAAGCTAAAAAACCACCATTATAGCCCAGTTTTTTGGGTTTCTCTGTAAATAATATTTGACAGCCTTACAATCTTAATAGGAGGATAAAATGACTGATCGATCAAAATTCGAGCAGATGCTCGAGCATCTTGTAAATGAAGACCAAGACGCAGCTAAAGAAATTTTCCATCAAATCGTTGTGGAAAAATCTCGCCAAATCTATGAAAACATCTTAGCCGAAGACTTTGAAATGTCTGAAGAAGACGACAAAGAAGAAGATGAAGAAATGGATGAAGCCAAAGAAGACGACGATGAAGAAGAAATGGATGAAGCCAAAGAAGACGACGACGATGAAGAAATGGACGAAAACTTTGCGTTCGGCGAAGGCGACGACGACATCGGCGGCGATCCAGCTGATGATCAACTAGATGACATTTCTGCTGATGGCGAAGACGACATGGACATGGACATGGGCGACGAAGAAGGCGGCGACGATCTAGAAGATCGTGTGGTTGATTTAGAAGATGCGATTGACGACTTACGTGCAGAATTTGAAAAAATGATGGGCGACGAAGGCGACGACATGGGCGGTGATGACATGGATATGGACATGGGCGGTGATGACATGGATATGGACATGGGCGACGAAGAACCAATGAAGATGGGCATGGCAGATGATGTAAGCTTCATGCGCGAATACATTGAGAAAGTTGCTAACGCAAAAATGGGCGACGACGGCGCAAACACAAAGAGTATAGTTGCTGGCAAAAACGACATGGGCGGCACTGCTGCTAATATCGTAGCTGGTGGCGAAAGCACTTCAGGTGGTACAAAAGGTGGATTAGCAAATCCATCAACAAAGGAAGATAACGCAGGTAACGTAAATGTTCCAGGCGGTAAAGCTGGCGTTAAGCACCTTAAGAAAGTAAGCTCACCAAAAGGTGGCGACGATGGTGATAAGAGTGCTGGTAGCCCTCTTAACGGTGTAAAGAGTCGCGCAAAATAAGGTATAATTGATGAAAAGTCTTCGTGAAAACCTGAGTTTCGACCAAGCAAAAATGGTCGTTGAGTCCGAGGAAGGCATGAACGGCAAGTCCCTTTACTTAAAAGGGATTTGCATTCAAGGCGATAAACGGAATCAAAATCAGAGAGTTTATCCTGCAAGTGAGATTGCCAGGGCTGTCAAAACCCTGAACGATCAAATTGCTGGTGGCTATTCAGTGCTAGGCGAAGTAGATCATCCAGACGACCTAAGAATCAACCTTGATCGTGTGTGCCATATGGTCACAAATATGTGGATGGAAGGCGCAGACGGTTATGGTAAATTAAAAGTACTCCCAACTCCAATGGGTCAACTAGTGAAAACTATGCTTGAATCCGGCGTAAAGTTGGGAGTTTCTTCACGTGGATCCGGAGATGTTGATAATAGCGGACACGTAAAAGATTTTGAAATCATCACAGTCGATGTGGTGGCTCAACCCAGTGCTCCTGGGGCATATCCTACACCTATCTATGAACACTTGATGAATCATCAAGGCGGATATAGAAGCTTGCGCATAGCGAAAGAGGTTCAGGATGATCCTAAGGCGCAGAAGTATCTTAAAGAAAGCTTATTGAAAATAATAAGCGGACTCCAATAAAAAAGGAGAATCACATGTTGGAAGCACTAAAAACTTTATTTGAAAACAATGTGATTTCTGAAGAGATCAAAGCTGATATTGAAAAAGCTTGGGATGCGAGAATCAATGAGAATCGCACACAAGTAACACAACAACTACGCGAAGAATTTGCTCAACGCTACGAACATGACAAACAAGTTATGGTCGAAGCAATCGATCGTATGCTTAATGATCGTTTAGCAGAAGAAATCGTAGAATTTGTGGAAGATCGTAAGCAACTTGCCGAACAAAAGGCCAAGTATGCTGTAGCAATGAGACAAAATGCTGGTCTAATGAAAGAGTTTGTTACTCGCCAATTAGCAGCAGAAGTCCGTGAGTTACACGAAGATCAAGTACAAATGGCTCAAAAGTTTAAAACTCTTGAACGTTTTGTAGTAGAAGCTTTAGCTCAAGAAATCGCTGAGTTCCATACAGATAAAAAAGATATCGCAGAAACAAAGGTACGTTTAGTACGCGAAGGCCGTCAGGCTCTTGCGTTAATGAAAGAACATTTCATTAAACGTGCTGCTAAGTTAGTTGAAAATACAGTTGAACAAACTCTTACCAAAGAGATTGGCCAGCTAAAAGAAGATATTGAAAGCGCACGTCGTAACGACTTCGGTCGTAAGATTTTTGAAGCGTATGCTAGTGAATATCAGAACAGCTATCTAAGCGAAAAATCAGAAACAGCTAAATTGCTCAAAGTCATAGACATGAAAGAATTGGAAGTTGCCGCTGCTAAAAACGCTGTAGCAGAAGCACGCCTAATCTCAGAAAGCAAAGAAGCAGAAGTTAAAATGTTAAAAGAGAGTGTAGAACGTAAGGCAATTGTTGATGAATTAGTAGGTCCTTTGGCCACAAGCCAAAAGGCTATTATGACAGAATTGCTTGAAAGTGTACATACAACTAAGTTACGTAGTAACTTTGAAAAGTACTTACCAGCAGTTATCGCTGGCGAAGCTCCGCAGAAGAAAAAGGCACTAGTAGAGGCAAAAGAAGTTACAGGCAATAAACAAACCAACAGCGTAAGTAGCAGCGAATCAGATCATAATATCTTTGATATTCGTCGATTGGCTGGAATTTAAAACATTAATCAGGAGAAAATATAATGTCAGAACTACTAACAAGCCGTTGGGCAGAAACAAAAGAAGCCCTATTAGAAGGCTTACAAGGCACAAAGAAATCTGTAATGGCATCTACTCTAGAGAATACACGTAAGTATCTCGCAGAGAATGCTTCAGGTGGTGCTACTTCTGCCGGCAACGTCGCAACATTAAACCGCGTGATTCTTCCAGTAATCCGTCGTGTTATGCCAACAGTTATCGCTAACGAGTTGGTTGGTGTACAACCAATGACTGGTCCAGTTGGACAGATCCATACTCTACGTGTTCGTTACGCAGATACCCTAAGCGGTACCTACGGTGTGAACGCTGGTGTAGAAGCACTAAGTCCATTCCAGATCGCAGAAGGTTATTCTGCTAACAATGGCGCTGCTTTCACTGCTACTTCAACAGCAACCTTAGAAGGTGCTGCTGGTAAGCGTTTAAGCATCCAGATCTTAAAGCAAACTGTCGAAGCGAAGACACGTAAGTTAAGTGCTCGTTGGACATTTGAAGCTGCTCAAGATGCGCAAGCCCAACAAGGTATTGACATCGAAGCAGAAATCATGGCTGCTTTAGCACAAGAAATCACAGCTGAAATTGATCAAGAGATCCTATTATCTCTTGCTACATTAGCTGGTACACAAAACCAAGAAGCATATGATCAGTCCGCTGTTTCTGGTACTGCTACATTCGTTGGTGACGAACATGCTGCTTTAGCTGTTCAGATCAACCGTGTTGCTAACAGAATCGCTCAGCGTACACGTCGTGGTGCTGGTAACTGGGCAGTTGTTAGCCCAACAGTATTAACAATTCTTCAAAGTGCTACAACTTCTGCGTTCGCAAGAACAACAGAAGGCACATTCGAAGCACCAACTAACACAAAAATGGTTGGTACATTGAACAGCGCAATGAAGATCTATGTTAACACATACGCTCAAAATGACACAGTACTTGTTGGTTACAAAGGTACAAGTGAAAGCGATGCGGCAGCATTCTATTGCCCATACATTCCATTGATGAGCAGCGGTGTTGTTCTTGATCCATCAACATTCGAACCAGTCGTAAGCTTTATGACTCGTTATGGATATGTTGAATTAAGCAACACAGCAAGCAGCTTAGGTAACGCAGCAGATTACCTAGGTACTGTAACAGTTGCTAACGCAGTATTCAGCTAATCTAAAAACTTTAAAAAAGTTTTTAATTTTAGAAAGGACTCTTCGGGGTCCTTTCTTTTTATATAAATACTGTGTCTAGATGATTTATGCGGCACCCACCGCGTAGGAGCCTAGAACGCTCATTAAAAGGAGAAACAAATGGGACGTCCAGTCAACAAACGCTGGTTCGGTACTACAGGAACAGGTACCGGTACTGGTTTATTCACAGGTAACAATTTACCAATTAGATTTAAATTAGGTGGTAATGTTTACGAAGGTTATATTCTAAAACAAGTTGGTTCAAGTCGTTACAAAGTAAGTACAGATGATGGTACTACTGCGGTAGGCAGAGCAGTACTAACTAATGCTGTTACTCCAGCTAGTAACGGTGATGCTTCTTTAGTTGGTTTTTACAACGGACAAGCAGTGCCAATTCGTAGATTGTATCAGCACAGAGCTAAAGATTTCAACGGACGCTATTTTAAATGGAACCTAAGTGATGACTCAACAGAGACATTACTGATCTTAACATTAATCAGCTAAGAGATATAAATGGCAATTAAAGGTAATAAAGTTGTAAGAGTCAGTCAAGGCAATTACAAAATAAAAGTCGAGGACGGCGGAGCAATTACACTTGACACAGGTGTAGAACAAGGTACGGTATATGTAACCGGCAGTCTTGTTGTTGAAGGTCAACTTACTTACCTTAACGTCGAGGATATGGCTGTTGAAGATAATGTTATTATTCTTAACAAAGATGATACACTAGGTTCAACAGTAACAAAACCTGACTCTGAATACGGCGGAGCCGGAGTTTCTGGAATTAGAATTTTCAGAGGTTCCGGCAATGCTGCTGAAGTAGTATGGCACGAATTAAATCACTATAATCCCCCAACTGATAGTTCAGTACAAGGTCTGTGGAGTTTTAGAACACGCAGTTTAGGCAGTCCTACAATTGCTGGTATTAGAACTAATCAGATTGATACCGCTGGCGGTGTTCTTGGTCTTATTAACACTGGATCAGGTTATGTAACTGTTAGAGGAACAACAAATTACGAACGTCAAATATTAACTTATACAGACACCGTTGGCTACGACCCGACACTAG